CTGACGCCTGCGTGCCGTCCGCCTTGATGAAGCGACCCGTTGTCGGGTCTTTTTGGAACCGTGGCTTGGTCGCAAGGGCAGCTGCTGGCTCCGTGGTCGCCGTCTCAACGACGGGAGCGGAGGGCGCTACGCCTTCGGGGGCCGCGGGAGTTTCCGTCGTAGTCGGCGTCTCCTCGACGCCCGACGTTGGCTCCAGTACTTCAGTCTCAGTCATAAAAATAGCGGGTTGGGATTAAAAGTCAACGTGCTACTAAGTGGCACGTGGCACATCGTCTGAGTAACGCGGGCAGGAAGGCCACCATTTCAACTCAGAGAAGTAGCAGCCCTCTGGCCCGGCGACCGCGCCCACCTGAATCGCAAAGCGATAGAATCGCCAGCGCAGTGCGCGATACCAGCGACGGGGCAGGATGTACCACGCTGGGCCGACCTCCCACGCATTGCGGTCCGGGTCTCGTTCGGCGGCCCAGCCAAAGGGAACGTTGGGGGCCGCCCTGCCGTGGTCCGCGAGCATCTGTCCGCTGACGTGATACGACAGAACCCCTCGCCGCCAGTCAGCCTCAACCCACGGGACGTTGCGGAGTGTCGCACAAATGCGCGCCTTGGACAGGTCGAAGGAGAATCCGGTCTCTTGGGCGAGCCACATTCTATCGCGCTCGTGGGGTGTGAACTCCCAGTGCCTCCCGCTATCCCAGATGCGCTGTAACTCGAAGATGGACCTCATGCGGCCGGCGCGCCCATCGTCGCGGGGCTCATGGCCTTTGCCGCGGACTGGCCCTCGATCCGCTCGCGCTGCTGCGCCGTCTTCTGCTCGCCCCTCATCGTCTCCATTGCCATCTTGCCGCCCAGCTCCTTGTCCTTCATCGCGCCCATCGACTCCATCTGCTCGCGCTTCTCCTGTTTCTCGGCCTCGGCCTGCTGCTGCGCGGCCATCTGCTGTTCGGCCACGGTCGCGATCCCAGCCGCCCGGCGCATGTTCTCGTATTCCATGTCCAGAAACGCCCGCCATTCCGGGGGCTTGGTCCCGTACTTGGACCCGCCCTGCGCTCGCGCTAACTCCGCGTGACGCACCAGCGCCACCGTCTGTTCCTGGTCCACTGCTCTGACGTCGGCGAACGGGTTGGCGGGGTCAGGTGGGGGCGGGAGTGGCTGGCCGGTCGCAGCATCTACAGGGGGTTGTCCTGTTATGGGGTCTACCTGTGGTGCGGCCGGCTGCCAGTCTTCGGGCGGGCCATCGCTCCAGTCGCTGATCTGGCCCACGATCCGCGTCTTGTGCGGGTTGTCCTGCGCCCCGATCAGTGCTCGCACGTTCCCGGTCTCGGCCCGCTGGTAGTCTTCCAACGTGATGACCCCGAGCTGGAACTTCTCCAACGCCAGCGACGATTTCGCGCTCGCGGCCAGCATCGTGGACGTACCATCCATGATTTTGGTGTCGGTCGTGCTGCCCAAGTCCGTACCCATCCACTCGCGTTCCTTGAACGCGCCGCCTTCGCCCACGATCTTGAGCCGCATCGGCTTCGTGTAGTACCGGCGGATGAGCTGGAGCACGATCCGGCAGAGCCGCTGATACCCGGATTCCATCTCCTGCTTCGTGCCGCTCAGGGCCACCAGCGCCTGCTCGATGATCTGCTGCGCGTGCTTGCCCGACTGGACGCTGGGGGACGCTGCGCCCTGTGCCGCTTCCTCCAGCCCCGACGTCGAGTTCTGGTCCGCGCGCACGAAGTTGATGAACTCCATAAACGCCGGGGGCAGGGGCGCGATCTCCTCCTGCTGCGGCAACCCGCCACCGCTCGGGTTGTACGGGATCGGCGTGCCCCGCGGCAGTTGCAGGCTCTTGGCCTGAATACCCGACCCGATCGGCACGAACAGGTGCGGGTTGTTGACGCGGTGCAGGTATTCGACAATGGCGCCGATGGCGAAACTCACTAGCGGGTCGCCGTCACCGATCCGGTCCACCAGCCCGCGGCCGTGGGGGTCGCCCGTTCGCGTGTCCTTGAACTGCCGGAACTGCGCGACGTTGATGTCCATCGCCCGCTTGACCTTCGCGCCGTTCTTTCCGGGGATCTCCTCGGCCCACTCCTCGCGGTGCAGCACAAACTTCTGGCCACCGGTGACCACGTAGGCGCCCAGCGGGTACTCGCCTGTCCCGCGACGGACGCCCGTGAACGTCACCACCAGCGCGTCGTCCGGCGGGCCGTTCTCGGACTTGTAGTCCGGCCCCTTTGTGCCCTCGCCTGAGCCCGCGTGCTTGGGCAGCAGCAGCTTGGTGATCTCGGGGCGGTAGTTGACCAGCGCCCGGAGGTCGTCCGCCGGCATCTTCGCGACGTCCGGGAACTTGGCCTTGAGGTCGCCCAGCGACTCCAGCCCGGCAATGATGACGCCCTGCGCGTCCCGGATGCCCGAGCACGTTTCCGGCAAGAACCGCAAGTGCTTCCGCGTGATGACTTCGGCGCAGACCTTGGGCAACCATTCGAGCATCGCTTGCGCCGTGTCGTCCGTGATCGTGGCGCCATCGGCCGCGACGTAGCGAATCACAGGCTCGCCCTGGATCGGCATCGGTGGACCCATCATGCCCGTCATCGGGTCGGGCTGGCCCGGCAGCTCCAGCACCGGCTGCCCGTCCGGGCCGATCTGCATGGCCTGCTGCGGCGCCATGATCTCTTTCGGGCGATGCCCGCCGCCCTGTGGGTCCACGTACAGCTTGACGTAGCCCGAGCCCCACGAGCACGCCACGTCCTCCGCGTCGCGCACAAGGTCGGGGATGTTCAAGCCCGACTCCGTGCTCTCGTTCATCAGCACGCGGGTCGAGAACTCGGCGCTCGATCGGTCGTCGTCGTTGTCCGACGCGGGCTCGCATTCCGGTTTCGGCGGGTCCACCAGCAAGTTGGACACGACCTTGACGCAGAGGTCGTCGGTCTTGTTGAGCGACGGCGGGGCCTGCTCGATGCCACGGGGCGTGTAGACGCGGTAGGTGTCAGCGTCCGTGTCCTTGACCAGCTTCGAGTACGAGTCGCCGGCCCGGCGCTTCTCGTTCAACTCGCCGCGGGCCAGCCCTGACTTCATGGCCTTGTTCTGCGCGTTCCAGCGGAGGTCGATGTCCTTGGCCACCTTCTCGGGCTCGCCTTCCAGCCAGAAGCCTTTTCCAACGGTCTGGATGGACTTCCCGGCCTTGGCCTTCGGTGGCGCGTCGGCTTCGATGTCGGGCTTCGTGCCGGGATCGTCCACGGGCTCGCCGGACAGGATTTCCTGCGTCTCCGGGAACCCGGCGACGGAGAAGGGGGCTGGTGTCATTCGATACCTCCAAAGACCGCGCCTTCGATGATTTCGTCTGCGAACTCCTGCGGGTACGCCGCGGCCTTCTCCTTGTTGCGCTCCCAGTGCTGCCAGTTGGCCTCGTAGGTCTTGTCCGGCACGGGGCTGATCTGCTTCATGGCCGCGAGCACGACATCGGGCGGTACGTCCGGCTCCTCCATCACGATCGCGGGCGGGACGGGCAGGGCGGGGTTCGCGCCTTGGACGCGGAGCGCGTGGTACTTCTCCAGCAGCGTGGCGTAGTCCGCGTCCCGCTGGGCGATTGCAGCCTTGAGGTCGGCAATGCGAAAGTCTTGCTGGTCGCGCGCGCAGATGTGCGTAGTGAACGCCTGCTCAAGCGCGCGGCGCGACACGAAGGGCCACCTCATGCGGCACCTCGCACGTAGTACACGTTGCCGCGCCACGAACGACGGGTCGCTTCCGCGAACCCGTGCGTCAGCCCGTCGTCAAACCCGGCACGATAGGCGCGGTCGTAGACCACGCGCCGCAGTATCCAGCGGATCACGCGCCTCATGCGGCACCGTCCGGCGCTGGCAGGGCTTCGGTGTCGCGGCGCACGTCACGCCACGCCTCCATCACCGCTGGACTTGGCAACGGCGGCGGCGCGTCCTCGACCAATGCCGGGCCGGTTGGCTTGAGCCCCAGCGCTTCCTCGATCCGCGTCAGCCGCGCATCGTTTGCGGCCTGCAACTTGTCCATCGCGGCGCCCACGTGCTCCACGATCTTGTTGGCGGCGCCTTGCAAGGCGTGCTGGAACTGCCCCTGACGGACCAGCCGCCCGCCGGGCGTCACGGGCTTCGTCTTCCACTGTCGGGTCATGAGCGTCCCAGGTGTTCGCGTTCGTCCAAGTCGTGCTGCGGCTTGTCCGTCAGTTCCGCCCCGCACCGGATGCAGCGCCCGCGCTGGTCGGGCCACGCATGGCCCACGCGCTCACACTCGGCCTTGGTGCCAGCACTCGCCGGCAGCGTGAATGACTTCAGCGTGTACTTCACGGTCAGATGCAGGACAGCCGCTCGATCTGGGCGCGCAGTTGGGCGATCTGACTCCGCAACGCCTGAATGTTCTCGCGCACGTCGTAGACACGCCCGGCTGCCTGCGGGGCAATGCCATACGCCGCACCCAGGCCGATGGTGCCGCTGCCCGCGAGACCGAGAGCGCCGGCCCCCGTGACTGACGGCTGTCCACCGAACACACCGTCGGCGATCGTGCGCGCCTGATCGCTCAACTCGGCGAGCTGTTTCGTCGCTTGCTGGATGTCCACGCTGAACTCGTTGAGCACGGGCGTCTGCGGTGGCGACGTCGCGGCGCGCTGGTTGTATTGGCCGTCGTTGTCGTACTTGGGGCTGTTCATCGTCCTGTGAGTTTGGGTTAACGTGGAATGCGATATGAGACTGGGACCTTGTACGTGAACGCTTCGTCCGGGTCGTCAAGCGTCACCGTCCGCACCGTCTTCCGCTCGTAGTCGAAGCCCGGATGCACGTTGTCTTGGTCGAACGGCGTCCTGCCCCGTTCTGGCACCGGCGGGCGCGAAGACAGCGCGAAGCTGTCGCAGTCGTAGATGTGGTCTTCGGCCGTCGTGTCCACGTCGTCCGGCTTGTTCGCGTCCAGCGGCAGCGCCTTCATGCACCGGATCGTGTGGACGCACCGCTGCTGCACCCGGTACGCGGGCCGGTTCCACGGCTGGACCGTGCCGTCCGCGTCCGCCGTCCACGCCAGCGACTTGTGGTAGAGGTTCTTCTTCGGCTTGCGCGAGTTCGCCTGATGCTTCATCTCCAGCAGCGGCGGGGCGAACTCGCCGTAGGCCAGGTTCAGCCCTTCCCGGAACTCCTCGGCCAGCGTTTCCGCGCTCCCGATCTCGCTCCACATCTGCGTGTCCGCGGCGATGTACTCGGGGCGGGGGAAGTGTTGGCTCGCCTTGGCGATGTTCAGCGCGGCCTGCTTCGCGTGCGTGTTCCGAAACTCGGCGTAGTACTCCCAGACCTTCTCCATCTG